CTGGCGCGTGAATACGCGCCGCGACTGCGGGGAAAGCTGTTGGAGCAAGACAGAAAGGGTATCGTCCAGCGTCTGGAAATCGTCTAAGCGGCCCACGCTGCCACCTTCCGGCCCTGCATCCAGATTTCAAACTCGGTGACGTTATTCGGCGGCGGAGGCGGTTCCTCTGCGTGGCTGACGTGCAGCTTGCCGTTTTCCTCTTTGACGATCACGCGCTCTGTCAGTTTCAGATCAATGCTGATATCCCTCACCCCGTTATTCAAGAAATCCGCCTCGAAGGTGAAGCCGTCGCCGCGCTTGTCCGGGTTCGCCATAATGTCCGGCTGATTGGTGCGTAGCCAATGCAGAATAGGGACGATCAACAGATTGGCATCGTCGGCGTAGTTGGTCACGATCATGTTGAGGGTGTATTGATACTCAAACGACAGCGACGGGGCGAAGGTGCTGTAAATCGTGCCCTTATCAATAAAAATATGCAGGAAATCAGGGTTTTCTCTGATGTGATTGACGGCGTCGCCCAGGGCGGCGCGCAGGGAGTCGGGTTTTAACATGGCAGTTCCTACGGTTGCGTCAGGCAGACGTCGCGAATGTAGTCTTGCAGCCCGGCGATCTGGCTATTGGCGGTTTCTATTCGCTTTCTGAGGGTGAAATAATCCCGTTGAGCGGCGTCAGTAAGTCGGGCGGCGGTTGCATCAGCCATGCCGGCGGTGCCGGCTGCCTGGCATGAGGCGTTGAGGCGCAGCCGGCGGCGGCCAGCATCAATATCGCGTTGCATATCATCAATTTTATTTTTTGCATTGGTCAGCTCTCGGCTTCGGTTTTCATCGATGCTGGCGACGGCTATTTGGGTTTGATTCTGCCACGCGATCTGGCCGGCCAGTCTCTTGTTGTCGCTTTGCAATGTTTCGCGTTCCTGGCGCAGCCCCTGATTGCTGTAAACCAGAAACGCCAGCGCACAAAGCGCGATCAGCATGATGCCGGCGGCCAGGCGGGTCATTTTTGCCCCCAGGTGCAGACCTCGTGTTCAATATCGCGGCGATTCATTAAGCCTTTCCACGACTTACCGCCGGCATAAATCCACTGGCGCAGGCCGTCGCATGCGCCGGCATAGTCGCCGGCGTTCAGCTTGCGCAGCAGGGACGAGCGCTCAAAGGCGCTGACGCCCACGTTATAGCTGAAACTGATTAGGGCGGCTTTCTGGTACTCCGACGCCGGCACTTTTACCGAACGATTGACCGATCGCGCAAAGGGGATCAGGTCTTTGTCCAGAATTGCCTTGCATTCCGCCTGGGTGTAGCGCTTGCCCGGCACGATATCGGCCCCGGTGTGGCCGTAACATACGGTCAGCACGCCGGCCACGTCGCGATAGGGTTCAAATCTGACGCCCTCAAGCTCTGGGATCATCAACGTGGCGATCGCCAGCGCGCCAGTGCCGGCCGCACCGAACAGCTTTTTACGCAGGGAAGATGACATTACCATTATTCGGCTTCCTTATTAAAAAGCCCGCGCTTTGCCGGCGGTTCGGTAATGATCCCGGCGCTGACGCCTTTCTCATAGGCCCGCGTGCGCCGCCAGTCGAAATAGGTCTGCGTGAGATAGGTGATCAGGCCCAGGAGAAAACCGCCGATCACAGCTACCTGATTCCAGTCAACGTGGCGAAACCAGTCGATCAGCCCGCCAGTGCATAAGCCGCCGGCAATGCAATAGTTAATACCGGCGGCAATCTTTTCAGTCATGAGTTTCATTCTCCACCTCCCGCGCTGGGATTAATCCCACAGTTGCAGGGTCTGAACCGATTCGGATTGAACAATGTCCGGCATGTCGACCGGGTAGCCGTGCGGCAATATTGGCCCCTGGTCTGCCAGACCTGGATTATTCAGCAATACTTGCTCGGTCACGTCCTGCGTCTTGCCGTAGTAGCGCTGGCACAGCGCATCAACGGTGTCGCCCTGGTGCGCATACACCTTCATCAGATCAGCTCGACCGTCATGCGCGGCAGCGATTGCAGATCATTGATGGCCCAATCTGCATCGCGGCGGAGATCATCGATCGACGGTTCGATAGCGTCGGCGCGCTTTGAACCGGATGCCGTGGCGTCGAAGCTGCGAAAACGCTCGGTAACGCTGGCCTGAGTCAGGCAGAACACGGCGCGGCGATACAGCTGCACGCGGGTACTCTCGTCGTCCAGGTGATCGGCGGGAACCTGTTCCAGTTCGCTGTAGCCCGCGCGCTGTTGCTGCTTGCGCCAGCCTGCCAGCCGATCGTTGACTTCGTTGATGGCGTTCCGCGCCGCTTCAAGCAGTCGCGGCTGGGTGATGGTGCCGTCCTGCCGCATGTCTTCGCGGTACTGTTTTAGGTCGATATCCGGCCAAAAGTCCGTATTTTTGATGACGGTGCTGGCCGGCGGCGTCGGCTGCTTGGCGATGTCGATTTCCAGCGCGTTGTTGGGCTTCTTGTAGCCGGGTGCGGGTTCTATTGCGATGCTGACCATACGTTTTCCTGTAGGTGGGCGGTGGACGGGAGCGTTGATGCGGTTTAAACCTGTCGCGGCTCCCGTGCCGCCCTCGCCGGGGGCGATTCGGTTAACTTCCTGCCTGAATGACTTTTTCCAGCTGCTTGATATCCGTTTTTACGCCGGAGTTTTCATCTTTCAGCAGGGCTTTTTTCAGCATGTCCAGTGCCAGCACGGTGTCGCCGTCCTGTCGCAATGCATAGCCAACAAATTTGAACAGGCGGGCTTTCACCCGATCGGGCATGTCCTGATTTACCAGCAATTGCTGCGCGCGTTGCAGTTGCGCCGTGTTCAGCGGCCGGCCGGCTGAAAGATCGCGCTGTGCACCGGCGGCGATCTCTTCAGCGAGCAGGCAACTGGTCGAACGGTCGAAACCGTCGGGCGCAACCAGATCATGCCGGATGGCGTACTCGCCGATATCAAGGGCATATTCCAGCTCGCCAATATCCAGAAACCAGACCAGCACGCGCATCAGGATCGCATCCTGCCGGCCTGCGTCGCTTTGCAGCACACCGGCCACCCACGGCATGTAAGTAGGCAGCATGCCGCGCTTCAGCTCGGCTTTGGTTTCGTGGGACTCGACGCCGCTCAGCCGCGCCAGATCTTGCTGCATCTTGAACAGCAGCAGGTCGTAGTTGCCAAGATGGCTCAGGCTGGCCGCCTCATCCAGTGAGGCGGAATGCTGCGCGGCAATGTAGTGCTTGTGTCTGCGTGCCGGGCTGCTCATGGATTAGCCCTCCGGGTTTTCCGTTGGTTGCTGCACTGGCTGCTGTCCGGCTGGCGCTGGGGCTTTTGCCTTCAGGATCTGGATATTTTCGATCAGCGCCACGCCCTCGTAGTCTTCAACGACATAGGCTTCGTTGACGGACTCGTAGTTTTCGATGCGGTCGCGTTTCGGGTTGTCGATGATGTGGCGGCGGCGCGTGCCGTCTTGCCAGTAGATCGACAGGTTATCCAGGCGGGTGATAAAAATGGTGTTGTCCGGGAAGAACGGAACACGTACCGCCTGCAAGCCGCCAAGCCGTTTCTGGCTGATGATGATATCGGCGGCTAAGGCTTCAGTGTTCGGCTGCTCCTGGTTGACGAGCGGGAAATATTTGTCCGCCAACAGGGAGCGGCCAACAACGGCGACCAGTTCGGTGTCGTCCTGATACCAAGCGGCGATCAGCTCGTTGACGGCATCCATCACCAGCGCATCTAGGTTGTGATAGTCACCATCAGTACCGATACGAATTTTTTCCGACACGACGCTGCCATTCTCGTCCAGCACTTTATCCATCACCTGCGCTGGCGCTCCCTTGCGGACTTTCTGCAACCAACCGATGTTAACGTCCTGCAACAGCTTATTGACGGTGATATCCGAGGTTTTAGCCCGGCTGATGCCGTTCCAGCCGATCATGATGCGGTCGAGGCCTTGGCGCTTGACGATCTGGTTGCGAATACGGATCTGGAAGTCTTTGAACTTGGCCCAGGCATCCAGCTTGGAATATTTCAGCGCCGTGTCAAAGTTGGTCTGGGTACACACATAGCCCACTTCGTCCAGGCTGCTTGGATCCATCGGCTCACGTTCTTTGTCGTCGGTATTGGTCGTACTGGCGATGGGGCGGTCAATGCCCAGGCCGACTTTAGAGCCGCTCTGTTCGTCAACGGGAATGATGTTGACTTTCTTCAGAAAGCCGCTGCTATCCTGAATCTTGTCTTCCAGGCGCTGCGTTACCGTCGGATCAACGGTGAATTTTGCGGCTACGTCTTCTGGGTCGATGTGGTTCAGGTTCGCGACCTGGCTCAGCAGCATTTTATATTGCTTGCGGGTATTCGGTTTCATTAATTTTTCCTTGTTCCGGTCGTTTATGTCGATACGGTGCCTGTTATTCGCCGTTAGTCCGTCAGCAGTCGGTTAAGACCTTATCGCCACCGCCGGTAGACAGATCGCGGCGGTGGGTAGAACGGTCAGAAGTGCTGAGGGCGGTTTTCAGCTCGGAAAGCTCGGTTTTCGCGTCTTTCAGCTGGCTTTCCAGTGATTCGACGGTGGTTTTCAGGCCGGAAAATGCTTCGACTTTGGATTCAAGCCCTTGCTGGCGTTCCGCGACAAACTCCACCGCCTGATGAACGTCGTCAAAACGGCCGTCATCGGAGTGCTGTTTTTTGCTGAACATGGCCTTGATATGGGTCAGAAGGTTCGGTTTTTCGGTTTCTGGCGCGTCAAATTCCATCACGGTTTCTTCCATCGCCCCGAAGTGCAGCCCGCTGGTTTCTGCCAGGTTGTTGGCGGTGAATTTCATGGATTCACTACCCAGCGACGCCGGATTGTCGGTAAACGCCAGCCCGGTCAGGTAGGCTTTGCCGGTGTCGGCAAATTGCGGGTAATACTCGATGCTGGTGTAAATTTTTTGCCGATCGTTGTTCAGCTTCACCAGCCCATCCGTCGCATCGACCTGCGCCAGCAGCGCCAGCTTGCCTTTCAATTGGCCGGAGGTGATTTCCTGCGCCTTCAGCGCGACGACGTCGCCCTGGGCCTTAAAATCGCTGTTTGGGAAAATGCTCAGGTAGTGCTCAAGGTTGGCGCGCGCCGGGCGGAATGCTGGCGAGAACGTTTCCGCCATTTCTTCGATATGCCGGCGTTCAATTTTGCGGCCGTCACTGGTCGCGCCTTCAACGGCGACGCGGAAAAATTTTGATATTGGCATGGGTAAGCCCCGATCAGTCAGCAGATGGGCCGGTATTGGCCGTGTTTGGCCTATGTTGGCTGGGGCGGGATGACGGGACAACGCGGCGGCTTTGTGTGGTCGATGGCACAAGGCGCTTTAGGGGTGTTGGTTGTGGCGCGTAGGTAGCCTTTCGGTATTGATACGTTGAAATTCAGGCCGATAAAGCATGAGCGCTACTACTATCAGCACCGATCTTGATCCCCGCCGTCAGGCCATGTACCTGTATTGGCAGGGGCTTCGCGTCACTCGCATCGCTGAAATGATCGGGGAGAATCCCGTCACGGTACACAGTTGGAAACGCCGCGACAAGTGGGACGATTATGGCCCGCTCGATCAGATGCAGATCACCACCGCCGCCCGCTATTGCCAGCTGATACTGAAGCCGGACAAAGAAGGGCGCGACCTCAAGGAAATTGACCTGTTGGCGCGCCAGGCCGAGCGGCACGCGCGCATCGGCAAATACAACGGCGGCGGCAATGAGGCCGATCTCAATCCCAACATTGAGAGCCGAAACGCCGGGCCGCGCCGGCGCACGCAAAAGAACGTTTTCACCGACGAACAGCATGCCCGGCTGAAAGAAATCTTTCTCGAACAGATGTTTTCATATCAGCGGCGCTGGTATGAGGCGGGGCTGTCAAAAGATTTTCGTATCCGCAACATACTGAAATCGCGCCAGATCGGCGCAACGTACTATTTTGCACGCGAAGCCCTGATCGACGCCCTGGACACGGGGCGCAATCAGATGTTTGTTTCCGCCTCCAAGGCGCAGGCGCACCAGTTCAAAAACTACATCACGGCCTTTGCGCAAGAGGTCGACGTGGAGCTGCGCGGGGAAACCATCATCCTGCCAAACGCGGCGGAATTGCATTTCCTCGGCACCAACTCCAACACCGCACAGGGCCGGCCCGGCAATCTGTATCTGGATGAATATTTCTGGATCCCCGGCTTCAAGAAACTGCGCCGCGCCGCATCGGGTATGGCGTCGCAAACCCGCTACCGTTCGACCTACTTTTCCACCCCGTCGAGCATGACGCATGAGGCCTATGCCTTCTGGAATGGCACGTTCTTCAACAAGGGGAAATCCAAGGATCGCCGCCGTGAAATTGACGTTAGCTATAAACGCCTGGCCGGCGGCGTGCTCTGCGAGGACAAGCAATTCCGCCAGATCGTCAACATTGAAGATGCGTTGCGCGGCGGCTGCGACCTGTTTGACCTCGACGAGCTGCGAGAGGAAAACAGCGATGAAGATTTTGACAATCTGTTCATGTGCAACTTCATCGACGATACATCGTCCGTCTTCCCGATGGGCGAAATGCAGCGCTGCATGGTGGACAGCTGGGAGCACTGGACGGACGTCAAGCCGTTTGCGTTGCGCCCGGTAGCGTCGCGCGAAGTCTGGATCGGTTATGACCCTGCCAGTTCTGAAGATGGCGACAGCGCAGGGTGTGCGGTCATCCTGCCGCCGCTGGTTGCCGGCGGAAAATTCCGTGTGCTGGAGCGCCATCAGTGGCGCGGGATGGATTTTGCGGCGCAGGCCCGCAACATCAAGGCGCTGACAGAACGTTACAACGTGAGCTATATCGGTATCGACAACACCGGCCTGGGCCGCGCGGTGTCGCAACTGGTGCGCCAATTCTTCCCGGCGGTGAACGCCATCAACTACAGCCTGGAAATGAAAACCGACCTCGTACTGAAGGCCCGAGACGTGATCCGCTCCGGCCGCCTGGAGTTTGATGCCGGCGCGCTGGATATCGCCCAGGCGTTTATGTCCATCCGCAAGCAAATGACGGCCACCGGCCGCCGGGCAACCTATGTCACCAGCCGCGCCGAAGGCGTCAGCCACGGCGATGTGGCCTGGGCCGTCATGCACGCCTTATTCAATGAACCGCTCGAAGGGGCAACCGGTAGCAATACAGGTTTTATGGAGATCTACTAAATGAGCAAGCGCAACCGGGGCCGCAAGCACGCCCAGCCAACGACACAGAAACAGACTGGCGCGCAACACGTCGAGGCGTTTACCTTCGGCGACCCGATCCCGATGCTGGATCGGCGCGAAATTCTGGATTACCTTGAGTGCTGCGTCGTCGATCGCTGGTATGAGCCTCCTATCTCGTTCAACGGCCTGGCGAAGACGTTCCGCGCGGCGGTTCATCACAGTTCACCGATCACGATGAAGCGCAACATCTTAGTGAGCATGTTCAAGCCCCACCGGTTACTGTCAAAGCAGGATTTCAGCCGCTATGCGCAGGATTTCATGGTGTTCGGCAACAGCTTTATGGAGGCGCGTTATAACCGCCTCGGCGGGATAATGAAGTTGGTTCCCAGCCTGGCGAAATATACCCGCCGTGGCGTCAATACGGACTCTTATTGGTTCGTGCAATCGTGGGCGGAGCCGCATCAGTTTGACGATGGCACCATTTTCCACCTGCTTGACCCGGACATTAATCAGGAGATCTACGGCGTTCCCGAGTATCTTTCCTCGCTTAACTCCATTTGGCTGAACGAGGCCGCAACGCTGTTTCGCCGGAAATACTACCTCAACGGCAGCCATGCCGGCTTTATCCTGTACATGAACGATGCCGCGCACAAACAGGAGGATATCGACAACCTGCGCAAAGCGCTGAAGGAATCGAAAGGGCCTGGCAACTTCCGCAATCTGTTCATGTATGCGCCGGGCGGTAAGCCGGACGGCTTGCAGCTTATCCCGCTGGCCGAGGTGGCGGCGAAAGATGAATTTTTGAACATCAAGAACGTGACGCGCGACGATCAGCTGGCGTCCCAGCGCACACCGCCACAGTTGATGGGGATTTTGCCGAATAACACCGGTGGATTCGGGGATGTAGAAAAGGCCGCGCGGGTATTTGCGATTAATGAGCTGGCCCCGTTGCAGGAGCGCCTTTGCGAGCTAAACGACTGGGTAGGGGAGGAGGTGATCAGCTTCAACCCGTATGAACTGCTCAAGAATGACCAATAAGTTATTAGCTTATTAAGTTAGTGGCTTGATGTGTGCGATGTGAACCGCCGAAAGGCGGTTTTTGCATTCTTATGCGACGCTATTCATATCGCATTCATTATCCGTGCGCCATTGTGACATGTCACAGGCGTTTTTTTTTCATTTAAATGTCGCGTCACACGGCTGTTGAAAATTAAAATGTGACGTGGCAGGATAACGCCAAGTCGCCCGCCATGCTCAATGTCGGCACTCAACCCGCAAACGTGGTTTTTGCAGAGATCGAAAGTGATTCTTTGCCAAAAAAACACCGCATATCCTAAGTGCAACAATCCGCATAGTTCATTGCATACCTAATCACCCCTCAAAACCGCACCAGACAAGGCTTTAGCGCCTTTTCCCTACTGCATAAAAAGTGAATTGTTAAGCATGCAGCGTGGGGGCGGGGGGGACGGCACGGAACAGGGGATCGATGGGGATCGTTTTTCCTGCCTATCCGCCGCAAACCCCGCACCGCATTCACCTGCGCATCGCTGCGAGGCGATCAGATTTGATGTGCGATCGTTGGTGCAAAGAAAAAGCGCCTCACTGTGTGGCGTGTAGGCGCTTTGGTGGGGGCGGTAATGTGCGGGTTTCTATGTCGCTGGGCTGGTGCTATTCATTTTTGTGAATATTAATTCATTTCGATTGCGTCATTTCTCCGGTGCTGCTATTCTCGACTGGCGAAGGTTCTACAGCGTTGTCAGCATCAGCCTTTTATAGCCGGTGGTCTGCCAGCATTGTGTGTCGCCTTGCATGCAGCACCCGCCCGGCTCGCCCGGCAACGTGTCGCCGCATTTCCCACAGCTACTTTTACGCAGCTCGGCCAGCTGTTTATGTAACAGCCTGTTGTCTTGTCGTATGAGGCCGATCAGGTATTCCGTCACCTCGTAAGGCTCCCTCGCGATCCGGCGCTGCCGGCAACCTTCCATGATCATCGCCATTTCCTGGCTATCGACGCGCAGGGTTATCGTGGTGATGCCGTTGGCCTTGTCGCGCTGGCGTTGGCTGCGTTTACGTTCTGCTGATGTGGTCATGCTATTCCTCCGATTCCTTTTGTTTTGCCGCTTCTTTTCTCAAATGATTGCCGACAAGCCTTTCCTTCTCGGATACCTGCCGTTTCCATAGCGCAGTAAGGCGAGTCAGCGCGCTTGGTGTAGCCGCTGGGGTCGGTTGCAGGTACAAGCAACCGTCATCCCGCGCTCTATATCGCTTGCCATCAACGATCACCGTTGCCCCTTTGGCCGCCGACTTCAAAATGCTGTCGTCTAGGCTGAAGCCTATCGACTCAGCGAAGCTTTCTATCCGGCGTTCCTGCGGGCTGAGTGGCCGGCGGAGCGTGCCGATCCCCTCATTCGCGCCCGCTGGTCTGTCAGCTGCCGCATCCTGAATGTCGCCCAGGTAGAAATATGCCAGCGCACGCTGCTGCTGTTCCTGGCGAATCTGTTCGCGCCAGCGTGCCAGGCTGTCTGGATCGGGCTGTTTTGCCCTGATTTGGGGCAGATAATCCCCTTCATCAGGCAAGGCGAAGCCCTCGGCGACTGCCGCGTATGGGTTTTTCACTCTTTCTGGCGATGTGCTGCGTATCCGCCGGAGCAACAACCGCCGTTCTTTGTCGGTTAATTGCTCAAAATTGAGGTTTTCAGGTGGTGGCGGTGGCTCTGGTGGCTGTTTGGTTTTTAACCTTTCCGGCGATGCCGTACAGTTATTGACAGAACTCCGAGAGGGCGCAGGCGCGCCCTTAATGTCAACGGCCAGGTCAACGGCACGCGCCGGCACAAACTTCCATTCTGTCGTGCGGGTGATGATTGGCGTGTCTATGCCGACCGGCGGAGAGAACACCCCACGGATCCGGATCACGTCTTCGCCGTAATCGTTCGGTGTTTCTGCCGGCTCGTAGTAGGTGCGCACGACCAGATCATCGCGGCGGACAAACGGCCCGCCCTGGGCGTTGACGTACTCCGCCCACTTTCCGCAGTCGGCGGCATCGTGCACGGCAGCGAATTCGACGCTCAGGCCGACGGCGGTTTCATGATCGGCCATGCGGCGCAACTCACGGTAAACCGTTACCGGCGCACCGCCGATAAACTGAAACTGACGAATTCGCCAGCGGGCCGCCCAGGCAGACACGGCCGGGGCGACTTCCTTCAGCTCTTTGCCGCTGTCGTCGTCAAGCTCGCCGTCCAGCGCATAACCGTCGATGTTTTTGCTGATGTATTTGGCTATGTAGCCGGTGGCGCTGCCTTTCTCCGGGTCGATGGCTTCAGCGTGGAAACGGGCCTTTCTGGTGCGCTCGCTGTACAGCTCGCCGGCGTCTTCCTCGCAGGCGTAGCTGCGCAGAATACTGCGCACCTGTTCCACGGCTTCAGGACGCATGAACAGCAACATATGCCAATGCGGCGTACCGTCGGCGTGCGGCTCGGCCACTCGGATCCCAAAAATTCGAACGTCTTCGCGGTGCAGCTTAGCGCGGGCGCGCTCCCAGACGCCGCGCAGGTAGCGCTGCGTTTCGTCCGGGCTGGCTCCGCGCCATTTTTTATTGCGGTGGCCGTGCTTGTTGGTGGCATGGAAGCGAGAAGGGGCCGTCAGGGTGTAAAACTCCCCCACAAAGCCCATTTCATTGCAGATATTCTCAAAGCCGCGGATGCGCGCCATCAGCTCGCAACGGCGGATCGCCGGATTCGCCACACTGTGATCGTATTTGTCGATCAGCGAAATGCGGTTGCCCTCGTCGTCCTCCAGTTCCATTGACTTGAGAAATTCGCGCGTGCGCCGCTTCTGCTCCCGCCAATCCCCGACCGTTGGCCGGCTGGCGTATGGTGTCGCCTTCTTGCTGACGTGGCCGATCGCAATATGCAAGTGCTCTTTCCAGCGGTCAGCATGCCGGCGCAGGCGGCGCAGCCACCAGTTTTCGGACAGCATGCGCCGCACCGCCGGCCCGGTATTCTCGACCGTCATTTTTTCGCCGTCAGACTGATAGGTATCCAACAGCGGCGGGGTCTGTTTGAATCGGCGGGTCAAGGCAGCTGCGCCTATGTATAGCTCCAGCACGCTCAAGAACTCTGAAGCACTGCCGGCATCTTCATCGATCACGCTTAACTCGCGCTTGATGGTGATCGCGATATCCTTGGCCAACAGCTCGACGTCGGCACGGCTGGCATCTGGCAGCCGATTGAACCGCTGGCACAGATCGGCGTCGATGTTGTTTTCTGAAATGCGGTATTTCTCGTTGACGAGATCAAGCCGTGGCAATACGCGCTCGACAAAGTTTTTCGTCAAGTACGCATTGCCCCGGCGGATGCCCTGGGATTCTTCCAACTGGCTGATGTGGTAACGCACATCGCGCTGTATCAGTTGCGGCTGCTGCTCAAGTAGATGATGCGCGCGCAGAGTGGCGGCGATCTGTTCTTCGGTCTGTTTCTGACTTTCGGCCAGCAGGTCTACAGGTGGCTCGATCGCCGGGCGTGGGGCGTTCCACGGAAAGGCCCATTCAAAAGCAGGCGCGCCGCTGCCAGGGTATGGCAACGGCGGTGATGGTTGGTGACGGCCGCGAATAGGTTTTGTCATTCGCAAACGCCGGCGTAAACGCTGCTGCATGTGCTGTGATCATTTGCCGAACCCAGCAAATCAAACTGGCGGCCGCCATGCGTGGTTAATGCCCAATCCCGATAGGTTTCAATGCCGTGCGATTCGATGGTGACGCATTTGATGCTACGCTCTGCTTTTTTCGGATCCTGCGTCGAAGGGAAAAAGGTAGAGTTTCCATTCCTGGAGCACATCGCTACCAGCTTTTCCCAGCGGGCGACGCGGGCGATCTCTTCGGGCCAACGCTTGAATATTTCCGCCAGTTCCGCTTTGTTCACGTTGACGCACGGCATGCAGCCAACGCGGCCACACCTTTGTTGATAAAGCGGATTTGGCTTGATGCCGTGGTGTTTGGCGATGGCAAACACATCAGCGTGTTTCCAATCCAAGATCGCACGGTAAATGTGCAGCCCTGGGGTGTTGTCAGCGTCGATTTCCCACATTGGCAAACCGGCCCGATCTGGTGATTCCTCGGCGCGTACCCCTTGCCAGCTGATTACCTCGTCATAGTCATTTAACAGCGGGACGACAACCTGATCGCGAATGGGATTATGCTTCAGCTCAAAAGAGCAGAAACGGGCCTTTGTCGATGGGAATCGGCCTTTCCACATGCACAGATCGAGGAATGGAATATCTGTCGGGTGAAGGGTGTCGAGCGCCACCCGAATAATCTCGGCGGCTTGCTTATCGGTAAATCCGCACTCAGTTACCAGAGTGACCGGCCAGCGTTCGGCGATAAACTGGCGCTTCCCGGCCATTCTGTCGGTGAAATCCGCCTTTACGCGCTGGATTTCACCCAGCTTGCTTTCCAGGTAGTCCAGGTATTTCATCGTTTCCGGGTGTTCGTGTCCGGTATCAGCGAAAACCCGCACGGCCTTCGCTCCGGCGTCGGCGGCCAGCAGTGATTGCGCCAGGCTGTCTTTGCCGCCGGAAATGCTGATCACGTTGATCGCATCCATAGCGAGGATGCGATCGTCGATTATTGCCGTTCCGGTTGGATATGAGATAACGCGCGAAGGCATCAGCATTTTGCTGGCCCCTGCTCTTTGAAAGGCAGCATGACACCCGCCTTATTCTCTATCGCTTGAACAACAGCGTCCTCGTCAGAGAAGAACGCATTCATTCTTTGTGCTGCTCGACATAGCCCTATGACCATGTCAAAGAAAAATGCTGCTGCCTCATCGCTATAGGGGATCTCTGTATAACCGGTACTCTCTTTACGCAGCCGGACAAAGCTATCTAACCGATAAGCATGCTGATATTTCTCTTTGTCCAAATAATCCTTGGATCTGCTGAGAGCGACGTATTTGATGGTGCTTCCGCGTACGGTGGTGTGCGTTTGCTTAACCAGAACGGTGGCACCCACACCAACGCTATAAACATCTTGATGGTCACCGCTTTTGGCATTGGATTCAGCCCAGTCACCCAAGGCGCGATCGTTGCCGCCTACAGCCCCAGGGCTATTACCATTCGGATAAATGCTGTCATCGGCGTTTTGCCAAAAATGACATGTAGAATTGAACGTGTATCTAATGACCAATTGTTCAGTCACAGTTGTTGAAAGCAGCGCCTTGGCCGCTTCTGCAACACGCATTTTCAATGTTGGCAAATGCAGGCATCGAATAAAATATTCTGCTTCATCATCGGTGCTTCGTGCTTTGGATGGCCAGCGAGAACCCAAATCGACTTCTGCATAATTCTGTGTCGGACGCAGATCCAACGCCTTCAGCGTGTCGTGGATTTCCTGGGGAATGATCATTTCAAAGCAGCCCGTTTTAGGGGTTACTGAACACGGAATATTGGCGCTGAATACCTCGCCAGTTGGGCCTTTTTCATACAGATTGAAAGCAGGTAACTTCGCCATTACTTGGCCTCCAGAGTCGCAATGATCTCGCCAGCTGTTGCGCGACTGGCAGCTTTGGCGCTGACAGAACGGCGTGCGGTGGCGGTGGTGATGGTGAAATCGGAGTACAGCGCCCGCGCGGCGTCGGTTTCGCTGTTCGAGGCTACGACGTGGCGGCCGCGTTTTGCCGCAATGCGCAGCATGCGCGCCAGTTTTCTCTGCTGTTCGCTGGTAAAGCCGTCGGTGTGGTAGCTGGTGAAATTGGCGGTTGCGCTGGCCGGGATGTAGGGCGGATCGCAATAAATCACGTCGCCGGCCTGTGCCATCCTGATCGCTTCCTGGAATGCGCAGCACAGGAAAATCGCCTTTGTGGCCTGCGCCTTCTCAGAGAAAGCCCGGATCTCGTCTTCGGGGAAATAGGGCGCTTTTCGATGACCGAACGGCACATTAAACTCGCCGCGCAGGTTGTAGCGGCAAACGCCATTGAAGCCGTGGCGGTTCAGGTAAAGAAACTGCGCGGCGCGGTACAGGAAATTACTGTCGCAGCGCAGATTGAAATCGGCGCGTACAGCGTAGTATCCGGCCTCGCTGGCGTGCCCCCTGAACAAGTTGCGCGCTTCGCGGATCAGGACGTCCGGCAGGTTTTTGGCGACGTTGTGGAAGTTGATTAGATCGCTGTTTATATCGCACAGCAGATAGCTTTCGTAATCGGTGTTGAGAAACACCGCGCCGCTGCCGACGAACGGTTCAACCAGCCGTTTACCGGCTGGCAGGTGCTGGCGCAGCGTGTCGATTATGCTGGCCTTGCTGCCCAGCCATTTCAGGGCTGGGCGGTTCATAGGTCACCGCCTTCGACGCTGGAATCGACAATCTCGAAGCCGATCAGCACCATGCCGTCATAAATTGCCCCGATGGTGTCGGGCGCAACCAAAGCATTGATGATGCCCACCATGCCTATGAGGTAGTGGCCATCATAAAAGCCAACCGATGTTTCTTTAGCCATTTTCTCAGAGCAAAAGACACGGTTATTGACCAGTGCTGTAATCGCGGCGTGGTCTACCTGCAATAACCTGTTAAGGATATCGACAGCTTTCTGTGCCGTAATTCTGTGCGATGCGAGGCGATCACTTCCGGCCGCCATTGCCTTAATCACGCCGAGAGTGGTCAGGCAGTCTGAAAGGGCGCGATGCGGCGTTCCTTCAATAATGACTCCTTGCTGTTCAGCGGCGGCGGTTAACTTCTGCCATTTGTACCCGCCGCGCTCGCTTTTCTGGCCGTAGAATTCGGCGTAGGCCAGCATTGCGCATTCAAACGTTGGTCGCTCAATATTTAAGTGATCAGTGATCCACCAATCGTCATTGGTCTGATCTAACAGCCGGGTATCATAGTCGCTGTTATAAATCACAACCTTTCGGCCGCTGATAAGCTGATAAAACTTGGTGTATACGCGTGGCCACGATGGCGCATCCGCGACCATTTCGTTTGTAATTCCGTGAATGGCTGTCGCGGATGCAGGGATCACGCTTCGCGGTTTTACCAGCGTGTTCAGCAGAACCCGGCCGGCAGTGTCGATGATGGTGACTTCTACGATCTCGGCGTCATCGCCAAGCCCGGTGGTTTCGGTGTCCATAATCAGAACGTTGTCGCGCAGCCATTGCTGCGCTTGCTGTTGTGGTGTCATGGTTTACCCCTTGAAATGACGTGATTTTGCTTCTCTGGTGGCCTGGCAGTGCACGCAGGTGCTGACGCCATGAATCAGGCGGCGACGCTGCTCAGGGATGGATGCTCCGCATTCTTCGCAGTGAAATGCAGAAGGCCCGCAAGGTTGCGGGCGGGCGTTTTTGATTTGTGCGTCAAGGATTAGCTGATGCCGTTCCTGTGCCATGTCGATTTGATCGGCCATTGGGCGTCCTTAGTCGTAATTGCGTTCTTCAGGCTGCAAACACTGGCGATTGAAGGCTCGGCAGAATTTGCAGTAACGGTAGGCGAGCAGGCCGACCAGCCCGAAAGCCACGACGGCCAAAATGGCGGCGATGACAAAACATAACTTCATCATTTCGCGGCACCTTCTTGTTGAGTGCCGATTTTTTGGCGGGCGTAAATCCAGCTTTTCAGCATGGAAAGGATTTGATCGCGGGTGGCGTTGTCGGCCTCAAGGCGTTCAATCCTCGTGCTCAACAACTCCAGAAGTTGCAGCCGTGAAACGCAGCGGGCATCCGCAAGCAACTTCATTAATTCGGCTTCGTTCATAAAAACCCCCTGAATTCAGGATGTAGGAAACCCGCCACCAAAAAGGCGGCATTTTTTTATTTCGGGTGGTGGATATATTTCAGTAAGCGCTGAATGTGCCCACTGAAATATATGCCGGGTTTTAGCCATGCCCGGCGCATGAGAAGGTAATCGCCTGATCTAAGCAGCCCATTCTTTTGTAAGGACGCAACCGGATTTCATTACCTATCTGGGAGCACACCCAGGACGCCAATCCCCCACACGTTGATGGGAGGGTGCGCTCTCAGATAGGGCCGGGCTTTCCCGGCTCAGGCGGACTGTTCAACCGCTCGCGGGTGAGGAATATCG